CATTTTTGATTGTTACATTGGGCATTGTTGTTAGATCGGCTCCAGTCCATTGGTAAGTCGTTCCATTTACAGTTTGGGTGACAGTTGTAGGGTCAGGTAGCATTGTTGATCCATCTATTTCTAAGTTCGTCCCAGTAATACTCAGCGAATGGCCTGTATTATAATCTGTCGAAACTATATTTTCTGTGATATTTTGCGTAGTTCGTGTCACTGCGGTCATAGACCCGCTAGAGAAGTTGGGAACCACTGGCACAGCTAGGATCTCAGTGCTATTTAATAACAATAATAACGGGAGATAACGCTTCATCTATGTATATCCATGTAGTGTTTCCACATTAGGAAATTAAATAAACAAAAGATAAGTACTGCTATTGAGCAAACGAGAATTGGAACATGCACTAATCCACCACCGATTCAACTATGGTTTGTGCCGTGCAACTTGAACCTGCGCCCATTGTGCCTCCACAAGTATGAACACCTGAGCTTAAAGAAGTAATCGTCCCACCTGACACACCTCCCGATCCAGTCACGACCACTCCAAGTGACGGCAAGCTCGGCACGACCCCTCCCGTCACCGTAGTTGCACTTTGAATAGAATCCCCAACCACTAAGCTTTCTGTCAGACTTACGGCAGATCCTGCTGTCGTTATTGCGAAATCCGTGTCCACAATTGCAGGGACTCCTGAAGTGACACTATCAGCAGTCAATCCTCCTATAGCTCCAGAGGTAGTAGTGCCTGAAACAGTAGTACTCGGAGTCACGTTGTTACCTGTAACGCTGTAAGTCGTTCCAATTCTTTCAGCAGAACTATAGGCAGCATCAACTTGGATCTTGGCTGATGTCGTAATTGAGTGCCGCATATCTGCTTGCACTGGACTCGCTAGTAAAAGCAAGATTAAAAACTTTTTCATGTGAGCTTGCCTGATTGTGGATCGACTTTTTTCCCTGTTATGGGGTCTATCTTAGGCTCCATTGGTACAAGTTTGATTGGTGTTTCCACTCTAATGGTTTGATAATTTGCTCCTCCTATTGTTTTACTTTTATCTTCATCTACTTTATAAGTTCCATCGCCTTTTTTAGAAGTGGTTGAAATATTAAAGGAAGCAAGTACCCCTGTAAAAACTGAAGCTATAAATGTCGGATCTATTTTTTGTTGAGGTATTCCTGGGATAGAAACGTAATTTAAAGTTAATATTGCACCCGACCACCCAAGAACAATAATTTTTATGAGTGTAGTCGTGGTGTCATCTAATCCATCCTTAAATTTTTGAAGAGGGTTCCTCTTTTTCGGTTCGTTTGTTTTTGTTTCGTCCATGCAGGAAAAGTAGCAAACATACCTACATTAGTCGTAAATCGTTCAAACGTAATGAAGTTTCTCTCCCAAGAGCAGAAGGAAACAATCGCTAAGGCTCACGGCCTAACAGTCGATCAGATCAATAAACGTATTGAAATTTGGAGTTTGATCAATGATCCAGATATTTCTAAACCTGATTTAATAGCTGCCCAGAAGGAATGGATTAATATCCAACAAGGTCATTGGTTAAATAGAAATGCCTGAAGTTTATTCTGCTCTAGTCGGTGCAATGGTATCGGCGTTATTGATGGTCTTAGGAAACCGATCTAATAAAAGACAAGGTGATATTAGAGAAATCTTTCATCGCTTAAACGCTATAGACAAAGAACTCGTAAGACTTGATTCAGTTAGACCTCGCAATTGGAGGGGCCAATAGCAAAACAAAACCCTTAGCCTCCTCTAAAAGCTAAGGGTTCTGCCCACATTGCAGTAGGTATCTAATCCCTGCAACAAGTTAATAACTTACTTGCACAATGAGTAAATTACGAAATTATCTTAGCCGTTTTTCAATTGAAAGCAAGATATAGATCTTTTATATAAGATTGTAAAAACTGAGTCCAACGATGAGAAAACTAGCTAAACCTTTTCTACCTCTTCTTTATGCTTTTTTGCGTAGCGAAACAGGTAAAAAACTGTTACTGGATCTATTGAAATCAGCAGCAAAACAAACTACAAATACACTGGATGACGAGGCTGTAAATTTCCTTCAGTCAAGGTTATACCCTAGCTCAACTACTAAATTGCAGTGATTACAGACTGTCAGTGTGAACATTGTAAAGAACTCCGCAGACAGCAACGAAGAGCTGAAGAACGGCAAAGAAGAGCTGACGAAAAGCAGAATCAACGAAGACTAAAACATGCCTATGAATTATTGCTTCAAAATCATTTCAACTAATTTTTTCTTACTGCAATGCGCTCTACTCCCTGCTAGTTCTCTTAATTGTTTGCTAGGTAACATCTCTAGGAACCTTGCATACCCTTCACGTTCTTTAGGACTTCTATAAACAAACCCACTGCCAAGGAAGTTAAGTAATCCCATTGCCTCTTTTGTTAAAAATAGTTAAGTTACAAATGAGGGTTTTTAAGCGATGGCCCTCTTCTGAGAAAAGTGAACCTCTTGTTGTCAAATGATCCCCGACCCATAGGCTACATAAGATACAAGAGGTTTCACTAATCAAAATATGAAGTTTCAATTGCCTTGGTCATATTGGTTAAAGAAAGACAAAGTAGATAAACCTCCTAGACCTATATTGGCAACAGAAATCACTTACGAAGAAGAATTAGTCGTTGAAATTGCTTTGAGAATAGTAATGAAAAATGCTCCAGAAGGAGAAGATGTTGGAGACTTGCTTAGTCTCTTAGCTAAAGAAAATTTTCGATTAAATAAGGTAATTGATCAGGTCGCAAATTACGCTGAATGTTTAGAAGATGAGCTTGATTCGCTTATTCCTTGTGCCAAAAACAAGCACACTCCTTAGCCCATTCACCACCAGTTGACCTGCCTTCAGGCAAGCCTAATCCGCATTCAGCTTTAACAACTAACCAATGCAAGCAGTCAATACATCGAGGTTTCCCTTGATCTATTGCTCTTGCATCAGCGTAAAGGTATTCAGCTTCTAAGACAGCAGGTTCTAGTTCTTTCGCATCCAAAGGAAGATCTAACTTCCCAGTCTTTGTTTTTATCTTAACCCGCCACTCATTTTCTTCTGGCTCATAAAGAACCATTCGTCCTGAGTGATACCTTAATGACGGCAAATTTCGTTAATTGTTGATCCATCAGTACAAATATAGTCATTAGGGGGTTGTGTCAACCAGTGACGCACTCCATCAATAATTTCAAAGTAATGGCCTGCCGAATAAACGACTTGGCCTTCGTTGTCGGAAATGTCTGTCATAGTTTTTAAGCTGAAGGTACAAATGTTGCGTTAGATCCTGTTTTTATCCATTTAACTTCGCTATCTTCAACAGCGACTTCTGGATACTGAATGGAGTACCAACGATGTTCGCAACTGATACAACATCTTCGTCTGATGGTGATTCCATCCTTGGCACGTTTAGTGAGTACAACTCTAGTCCTAGCTTCAGCGCACTTAGGACACGCAGCTTGAATTTTGTTAATCATTGATTTCCTTTCGACAGAGTTCAATACACTTATCGTGAAGAGTTCGGTCATACCAAGGGTATTTTGAAAATTCTTTAATTTCCTTCTCTATCCTTTTAATCCAAGCTTCATTTTCACGCCTACTGCTTGTGTAAGCTTTTCTGTTGCTATAAGTTTTTGGGGAGTTGTTCATTTTATGGTGCTGGAACGAGTATGTGTTGTGCGTGTTCCGACCTGCGACCATCATTCCACCGAACGCCGTAGTAATAACAGATCGTGCCTTTTTTGTTTGGCCTCTCAAGGACTTCGATTATCTCACCAGAACTTTTCCCTAAAGATAAGCAAATACCTTTGAGGTTTTTTTTGATGACTTGATCTTCAATTTTAAATTTAGGTGTTGGCATCTTGGCTCTCCATGATGAATTTGGTTTTTATCATTGTTGGCAATAAAGGATCAAAGCATTCAAGCTTTTTGAATTGTTCCCAAAGACCTGTATAAGTTCCTCTTAGACCAATAGGAGCATTATCTCTATCGAAGAAGTCATACAGGAAATTTGTAAACTCAGCTTTCCCTTGTGCTATCTGCCAAGGCTTTAGCTTCGTATTCAGCTCCATCGTAAGTGTCGTATAAAGTTCCCCAGTAGACGGAAAATCCGTCGAAGTACCAGGCTTTGAAATAGGTTTCGATTCCATAGGAAAGTGATTCCACCCCCCAGTCGCCTGGAAAGGCAGAAGAAGCAGAGTATTTGATAGTGGTTAGAGGAGTTCTTTAAACGTCAAGTCTTTGGCTTGTCGTTCTAGTGTCTCGTACTGATCTAATGTAATCATTTCTAGCAATAAATTGTGAAAATGTTTGTTAAAAGTTTTACGAAATAAAGTATTACTTTGTTCGTCAAAAATTGTTTCAATTTTCTCTAAAAACGCCCCACAGATCTGCTGTTTACGCTTAACACGCAAATGCCAATCTTCATTGTAAGTCTCACCTGAGACATGCTTTTCGTAGGCTATGTTCCCAAGGCTTTCTTGCATTGTTATTATCGCTCTATCTAGTTCTTCTTTTAGTAGTCTTAACTCTGGAGGAGAAAGGTGTTGGATATTATCAATATCCACCACTTTTTTTATACTCTTACTGTTAAAGGTAAGGGCCATAGATAAAGATAAGTCAAATTTAGTCTACCTAAGACGGATCAAGTCGCCTTGTTTGTAGAACTCTTTGCATCTTAGCTTCTTGTCTAGTTAGCCTCTTTGCCGCTACAACAGAAATTGCGCTGATAACGGTACTAATAAAAATGGGTTGGAGCATCTTTTTTTTTATTTGATTTTAATTGATTTTTTAGTTAAGCAACATACTGATAAGAAAGTTGTCGGGCGTGACCGTAGCCTCGAAAGCTACCTATGTCTTTTCCTAGTCCCTAGCACAGGTATTGTATGGACATAGGACACCCGACATGTATTTAAAACAGATCGTCTCCAGAATTGACGACTTCTGTCTTTGCTGACTTGGATTGACCTTTGGTTTCAATCACCTTGTTATCAGCTTGGAAAGAAATTGACATGAACTTCTTACCACCTTTAGAAGTCTTGGCCCAGGCACTCATTCTTAATGGAATATGTTCTCCATCAAAATCGTTCTGGACTGTTTGACACTGTGTTAAATATTCAACTAATTCCTGAATATTTTCCTTCTTGACAGAAGCTACACCAGTGAAATTAGGTTGGTTGCGAGATGGATCGCATTTTTCGTTTTTGAATAAACTGCCGTTAAAAAGTGACATTGCTAAGAATTAGTAGATTGACGTTTGGCTTCTTCTAGTTCCTCTACATCAGCCAGCCTGTAAAGGATACGATTGTGAATCGTGTAGAAGGGAGGGGCTTTACCCTCTTTTCTCCATCGGTACACAGAATCAATAGTGACTCGCCATCTATCGGCGAGTTCCTCTGTTGTTAAAAATTCTTTCTTAGAATCCGAAGTCATCTGTTACCTCCTGCGGTTGAGCAATAGCTGCCTCATGCGGCGTATTAGGAATGGTACTTTCTCCCTTTTGCCCTTTAACTTCTTCTGTCGATATTTTTTCTTTTGGGTGGGGAGTAATGTCCACGGGTGAGATGTCAACTATTTCATCTTCAGTCTGTATCCCAAGTAATAAATCTGCGACATATTGTCTGCCAAAGAAAGTTGCAGCTCTGTACTTGAGCATATGCTCAGGCATTGATTTCCATTTGGAGTTCTTTACCCAATTCTCTGCTCTTGCCATTGCAATTGAAACCCAAGACCCGTAGATTTCTTTGCCATCTTTATTTATTTCTTCTACATGTAAATCAATTGGTAAA